CATCGATGCCTTGATGATTTTCATTATGAGTAATGAGTTGTTTCTGAATCTCAAGATTTTCAAACTCAAGACGCACAATCTCTCTTTCCATGATATTGATTTCACTTCTCACCTCATGTAGCTGAGAAGACTTCTCTTCCATGGTTTGAATTTGATCTACCAAACTCTGAATCTGATGATCAAATGATTTAATTTCTTTAGTTGCAGTCTTGCCCTGAGTATTCAGGGAGTCGATCTTGTCTTGTTTGAAGGATTCTTCAATACTTTGTCCGCAAGTAGGGCAATCACTATGACTAGTAAGAAACTTGATGTCTCCAGCAAGTCTCTTAAGGTCAGACTTCTTGACTGCCTTGTCTTGCTTGAGTGTTGATACATTATTTTTGATCTTAGTATATTCTTCTTCATCAAAACTAATGCTCTCAAGATCAGAATTCTTTGCTCTGAGTTTCTTTTGAGTATCGTTTATTAGTAATTGGTTGCTGTTTATTTTATCTTCTTTCTCATTGAGATACTTATCATTAACTTGTTGTAATGAATCTATAAGTTTCTTTTGAGAAGATAGTTTTTGATTAGACAACTCCAGCAGGTGTTGACAATCATTGCTAGAGTTTTGTGCTGCTCGGACCTTATCTTTGAGCAACGTATTCATCTGAGAGAAGATACCTATATCGAGAAGATCTTCGATAACCTCTCTTCGATGAGCAGCAGCAAGCTGCATAAAAGGCACAAAAGTGCTACTGCCGAGAATAACAACCTGAGTGAAAGATTTGTAGTTAAGTTTAAGTACTGATTGCTCAAGGTATTTCTGAGTGTCTTTAGCGGCTGCGTCTTGATCGACGAGTTTGTTGTTTTTGTAGATCTCGAAGACTGTTGGTTTGATTCCACGGAATACTCTATAGTCGTCTGGTCCAATACTAAAACAGACTTCTACTTTCAAACCCTTTTCGTTAATAGAGTTTACAAGTTGAGGTTTGTTGATCTTACGAAATGGTTTATTAAATAACGCAAAACACAAAGCATCTAGAATGGTAGACTTGCCAGCACCATTCTGTCCGATAATAAGTGTTGAGTTGGCTTCGTCAAACTTGACTTCAGTCCACTGGTCACCTGTCGAAAGAAAATTCTTCCAACGAATAGTATCAAATAAGATCATGTAGGGGGAATAACAAACTCGTCTTTACTAATAATCGTGTAGTAGTAATTGTATTTGCCACAGTTGGCAGCAACAATAGTGGGGTCAACTTCCAATACTTCTAATTCATCATCATAACCATCTGCCATAAGCAGATCATTATATCTTACAGCATCCTCTTCGGCTTCAAATACTTGGACAGTTTTGACACGATCTTTGTTAAAGACGGCATAGACGCCACCAGTATTTTTGTCTGTAAGAATATACATTAGATTTCGCAAGCTTCGATATACAGTGACCTCATAATGTTTTTAACGTTATTTGAGTCCACCTTAAGGTCGATCTCATCTATGTATTTATCCAAGAGGGTTAAAGTATCTTCGGTTTCCATAACCTCAGCACCCATTTCAACAGAGAGATCCTCAACAATTTTTAGATCTGCTAGTCCAATATCTTGGAGTTGTTTGACTGCATAATCAAACTTGGCATTGTCTCCCTTATTTTCTACAATAAGTTTGACATAGGTGCCTTCAAGCTCTCGACGGAATTCATCTTCCGACTCAAACTCAATACCATCATCATAATAGATTTTCGTAAACATGTCAAATGGATTACGATAAAACGTAGTCTTCAGTGTCTCCGTATCAAAGACATGAAAACCTCGCTTACATCCATAGTCATTCCAATATAGCTGGTAAGGATTACCAAGATAGTTTATATTACCCTTGGTGGACTTCATGTGATAGTGTCCACTGAATACTTTTTTAAATTTGGAAAAGACTGATGAGTCCATACCAGACTGCATCACATGCCCAGGATGAGCTTCAAAACCGTTAAGCTCAAGATGACCCATGCAGACATCAGCATTACTGTTTGAGATTTCATCGAAGGCTCGATCTCGATTGTCGTCACAAATCCAAGGAAGAAGAAGTATAGGACAACCGTCAAAGTCAACAGTGGTAGGGGTATCATGGACTGTGATGTTTCCATACTCACCCAGTAACTCTCGGGGGGCATTGATCCTCAGGGTATTCTTGTAGTAAATATCATGATTACCAGTGAGCATGTGCATCTTAACGCCCATGTCTTCAAGAGGATTAAACCACATCTCCTTTGCTTCATTCAGAGACATGAAGTTAATTGACCTTCTACGATCAAAGGTATCACCAAGAGCAATTACTGTCTTGATCTTAGATGCCTTTAGGAAGGGGATAACAATGTTAGTATAAAATTTCTTGTATAGATTGATGAATGCTTGATTATCGTTACGCACTCCAAAGTGCTGGTCGGTAATTAGCAATATCTTCATCGTTTTGTATTGATCGCAATGCGTGACTTGATCTGATTATACTCTGCTCCGCCGTCTCCGTCAACCGAGAAGACTTCATCGTAACCAGATTTCTCAAGGATCTTTTCCTTGATATCAAGTTGTCTTTTCTCTTTAGCGATACGTCTTAGGAATGCATAGTATACAATCTGTGTAAAGTATGCAAACGGATTCTTAGATTTAGAGGGATCGAAGTTGTCAATATACTGAATGCAATTTTCAATACCATCACAGACCATATCATCCTTATACATGTAGTTGATGAAGTTAGGTCTGTAAGATAGATGTGTTGCAATCTTGAGGAAGCAACCGCCGATGTAATTATTTACTTTAGGTTTCGGCAATCCTCTTGCTTCTGCAATGGCAACCTCGTCTTTGTATTTAATTAGAGCGGCAAGAAACTCCTGATTATTAACATAATGCTGTTTCTTTTTCATAGGAGCTTTTACCATATGTTTGTCTATCACTTGTCATCATTATAACACACTTGACAAAGTTGTCAATTCTCTATAGAATAACACTGTCAGGGTTGAGAAGGATTCTTATAGATTCTTTCAAATAACTTTCGGGCATCATCTACGTTGCCTCTATATCCCATCTCCTCATCAGGGGAGACTTTTTTGCGCTCGTCGGGTTTTCCTGGTTTGACTTCATCACCAGCAATGTATGCTTCATACATCATTACGTACTCGGATGAGAGAGACGCAAGAGATACAATGTCTCTTTCTCTAATGATAAAGAAATCTTCATCACTCATTTGCATCCAGTGAGAGAATCCCATTCCCCTGGCAACTTTGCCATCGTCCATTTCTTTTGTAAAAGTTTCAATAGTTACAGGATCTTGGACGAACACTAATGTCTCACCATTGTCTTCTGTAAGGATTGCTTTGCCAACGACTTCTTCGCCATTATTTAATTTAAAAATTCCGTAGAATTCTTCGTCATGTCGTGCGTAATTGATCATAGGATTTTACCTTTACCTCTGTGATTTCATACTGAAATTTTTCTTGGTTGTAGACCTTCACTCTTTCCATTAAATGATTGAGTGTGTAGTTGTTACCGCGATCAGTCGATATGTCGTCTGCGATATCATAGAGTGTAGCTTGTGCTTTGTTTTCTCCTTTTCTTAGGACTCGGCCAATAGATTGTAGGTTACGGACTCTAGATTTGGAAGGAGATGCAAAGATCACATTATGTAATTTTTTAATGTTAATACCTGTGGAGAAGGTGCCGTATGATGCAATGATAATTGTGTTATCAGACTGCTCAGTAAGAAGACGGATATCTTCTCGATCATCAACGTCAACACCCCCGTGGACTAGATGCACAGGTTTGTCTGTGTAACTATTTATCAACTCGTACAGAGGGATACCATGACGGTCCACATAGTTGAATAGCACTAGAGTATTTCCTTTGAGGTCACATGCTAAATTGCGAATGAATTTGTTTCTTCCCTCATGCTCAACTAAATAAGATATCTCGTCTTGATAACCTTCAAAGATTTTTTCTTCGTGTTTGAGTAGAATAACCTTGACTTTGAGTTTGGCGACATGTCCAGCTTTCATCAACTCATTGGTGCGAGTAACTTGAGAGCATCTGCCAAACACTCCTTCTAGCACGAGTTGATTTACATTTGCTCCGTCTAGTGTGCCAGTAAATCCGATACGATACTTACACTCATGCAACTTAGACATAAGAGACGTAAGAGATTTAGCTTTGAAAAGGTGCGCCTCGTCACCGATCACCACGTCAAACCTATCAAACCACTTACGAGGTTCTTTATAGATAGATTGCCAAGTGGTAATTACTACTTGATGCTCCGTGTATTTTTCCTGCCCCGCATATATTTTGTGGCAATATTCGGACGCCATCCATCCATATTCTTCAAAGTCCTTATACATCTGCTCGACAAGAGAAGTGGTTGGGACTACGATTAGAATATTCCTATTCAAATTGACGTGGTATCTCACCAATGCATAAATCATTAACGACTTGCCTGATGCTGTTGG